ACCACCTTTTATTTTTTCTGTAAGACAGGTTGGTACAAACTGCGGATGTATAGGACCTAAAGCTGTGTCCTATGCAAATGGAGCTGTATGGTGGATGTCAGCTGAAGGAGGATTTTTTGTATTTGATGGTACAGTTAAATCACTGCCTTGTTTAGTTGAAGACTTTGTATTTAGTACAGATGGAACTAATTTAGGAATTAACTATGGAGCTTCTGATATTGTTTATTCATCACCTAATGCTTTGTATACAGAAATAAATTGGTTCTATCCTAAATCAGGATCAGAGCAGATTGATAGATGTGTAACTTACAACTATACTGACAATGTATTTACAACATCATCTCTAGATAGATCTAGTTATCAAGATCAGGGTGTGTATCCTGAACCATATGCTACAGATTACGGTTCTACAGACACACCTGTTTTTGCTGCTATTAGTGGCTTAACTAATAAATATGGTGCATCTATTTACTATTGTCATGAGAAAGGTGATGATCAAGTTAATAGTTCGGGCACTACATCAATAGATGCATTTATCAAATCTGGAGACTGGGATATTACATCTAGACGAAGTGCTCTAGGTCAAGCTACAGGAGTTGTTGACTATAGAGGAGATGGAGAGTTCTTTATGTCTGTTAAAAGATTTATACCTGACTTTAAATATTTACGTGGTAATTCTACGGTTACATTATTCTTAAATGATTATCCTGATAATTCTCCTGTAGGATCACCATTAGGACCCTTTACAATAACCTCAACCACTGATAAGATAGATACAAGAGCTAGAGGTCGAT